AGCTGCTATTAAATGGCAGCCAGACATAACTGAGGGTTCTACTGATTGGTGGGACCAGCAGTTGCTTCATCTTTGTTCTGATCTTCTCAAAACTCTTTCGTCTGACAAATCAAATGCCTACAAAGTCGGATACGCAGAAAGTATTGCAACCTACATCAAAGAAGCAATTACGGCCAAAGCCTCTGCGTAAAGATCAGCGTCCCTATCGTTTGCCATTTGCAATTAGCAGATGAATCCCAACACCGCCACTACCTATCAAATTGTTCTTGGTAGAGAGATTGAGATTCTCAACAGGAGAGTCAGTAGTATTGATCTTGATCGCTTCATTGAGGCTGACGTTCTACCAAGGTTTGATTCATTTACTGTTGCCCATTGTGTTGGGTATTGGAAAGGTAAACCTGAAGATGTCTGTGTGATTACGATTCTTTCTGAGGATTACTATGATGGCATCAGCATCAACAAGATTGCGGAATCCTACAAGAAGAAGTTCTATCAGGATGCCGTACTTGTTAACACCTTCTCCTGTTCTCCTAATCTCGTATGAAACCAATGCCCGCAACACAAGAAAGGCCCAACGACGATTCAAATCGATTCATTCCACAGTTTGGAGCTATCATCGAAAATATTAAAAGGAGAGGCAGCGAGTCACTCACAGACACTGAGAGAGTTATGGTTGTTCAAATCTTTAGGATGGCAGCAATAATTCAACGCAAGGATTTGATTGAGGCTAAACATGCCATACAGCAGGCTCATCTTGAGTACTGTTGGAGGATGACGAAATGACGGATAAAGCACTAAGTCCTGCTGCTCAGGCAATTTACGATGCTGCTGTTTCTTCGCTTTGGAAGTCAGCATTTTCTTCTGAGGGTGAATGTGCTGCTGGCGTTCTTCGCGCCGCTGCGAACCAAGTGGTGCCAGTGCCTATTGATGCCAAGACACCAGAAGAACACTGGGCACTTCTAGGTGTCAAGAACAGGTTGCTCGCCATCGCTGACGAGCTGGAGGGTTTTGTGTGACTGTTCAACCCTGGTCCTATCACTTTCCAGATGGATGTACTGGTTGTGTCTATGCTCACAACAAAGCACATGCCATTCTTACCATTCTTGAATTAAACCCCGATCAAAATCCACTCACCCTCTCGCTGTTCCTGGAACCCGAATGGACTTCGAATCCGCTCTGCGACTCACAAGCCGTCAGCACCTCCCAAACCCGGAGGAATTGGCGAGTCACCTCGTCGATGTACTGACATGGAGGCAGCTTCGCATTCTTGCCAAGCGTAACTCCATCCACCAGTATAGCTATCTCAACAAAAAGGGACTAGCACTCGTGCTTGCCTATCAAGCATTCAACAAAGCAGCAAGACATCCAGAGATTAATGGCCTATCAACTACCAGACCCGGCTGATTATGAAGATAAGATCCACACCTTGATGCACCTTGGTCTTGATCAACTCATCCACATTGGGTCATTGATGGAGGCACATGCTGACATCCTTGCTACTCATGAGGTTGATGAAGAGGGTAACTTTGAACCACTGCCTGATGTTCATCCAGAGGAACTATTAAAAGCACAGGTTAGTTTGGATGGAGCAGAGCAGGAAGCAGAGGCAACCCAAGAGTTGGTCAAGACTCTTTCACGTATTCTTATTGTTCGTAAAGCTCGTCAATTAATTAAGCAGACCTGATGGCAACACAGAAACAACTCGCCCGACAGTTTCAGCGAGAAATGGATGCCAGGTCTGAGGCAGTCACCAGGCTTCGAGAGAGGACCAGGATTGCTGAGGACAGAGCATATGCCAGCTCGACTGTGTATGGATCGGCCTTTATCAACAGCGGACTGGAGGCAATCATTGAGGAGATTTCCTCAAAGCTTCAACGTATCACCCAAGGATGGGTCAGCGATAAAGCAGCGGCGGTTCTTCCCATCAAGGAGACGGACCCTGCTGTTCTTGCGTTGATCACAGCCAAGGGGGCTCTTGACATTCTCGGCAAAAACACCATTGAAAAGACGACATATGCTGCAATGGCAAATCACATCGGCAGGCTGGTCTATGATCAGATCATGTTGGATGGGTTTTCTGCCAAGCATCCAGAGCTATTTCAGAAGGCCAAGCTGGGTCTTCATGATCACAAAGGCTACCTCTACAAGGTTCAGAAGTATCGGGCCATGATGAGGAGGCATAGCGTTCATCGAGACTCCTGGTCGCCTGCGGTCAAGGTTCTTGTTGGTGGATGGCTCATCGATCGGTTGGCCAGGGCTACCGGATGGATCGCCACCAGGACGGTCACCAAGGGGCATAACAAGAGCACGACCCTCATCACCTACTCTTTAGAGTTTTTAGAGGCCAAGGAGGCGCTTCTAGCGCAGGCTGAGGCGTTTGCTGGATGTATGTGGCCCATGCTGTGCGAACCCAACGACTGGACCGACACCAACAATGGTGGGTACTTGACCAATGAGTTGAGGCGTCTGACACGGTTGGTGCGAACCCACACGCCGAGAAGGTGCCCCCTATTACGGGATAGCCGGGCACTAGCCATGCTTAACCGACTCCAGAAGGTCCCTTACCGGATCAACAGAGACATCTTGGATGTCGCCAACTTCTGTATGGAACGCCGCATCACTGTGGGGAAGTTCCGAGCAGAGGAGCCTACTCCTCCACCGCCAAAGCCAGATCCTTGGGAGACGGCCTCAGAAGAGGACCAGCGTGCTTATCGGCAGGCTAGAACTCAGATCGAGGACAACAACTCAGCTCTGGCACAGAAGAACTACAGGACCACCGAGGCCTTGTATGTGGCAAACAAGTATGTCGATGAAACCTTCTGGGTGCCGTGGTCGTTTGACTTTCGGGGGAGGCTCTATCCAATTCCCACAAGCCTCAGCCCGCAAGGCACCGACTTCGACAAGAGCCTGATCTACTTTCAGGAAGAAGGACCGGTCGATGACTGGTGGTTAGCCTTTCAGGTGGCTACTACCTATGGTCTTGACAAGGCTCCAATGAATGAAAGACTAGATTGGGTCAGTCTTAACAATGACTTGATCTCTCGGATTGCTACCGATCCATGCTCGACAATTGCTGAGTGGTCAAAGGCTGAGGAACCCTGGTGTTTCTTGGCTGCTGCCATTGAGTTCCATAAGTGTGTCATCACCAAAGAGAAGTCCACCTCTGGTCTTCCTGTGTCGGTTGATGCTACCTGCTCTGGTCTCCAGCACTTGTCAGCCCTAGCCTTGGATCGAACGGCTGCTGAGATGGTCAATGTTGTTCCAACCGAAAAGCCGTCTGATGGTTATGCCATTGTCGCTCAGGTTGCCAAGGAACAACTGCCTGAACACCTCCACCCACTCGTCACTCGCAAGGTCACCAAGAGAACGGTCATGACCACGCCTTATGGCGTAACGGAAAACAGTGCTCGTGACTACATTCGTCAGGAGTTAAAGGGGGTAGAGCTGGAACAAGGAGAGCTTCAGGCCATTGTCAAGGCGATCTATCGATACGCTGTCAGAAAGGTCTTCTCTGGTCCCTGTCGATCCATGGAGTTTATCCAGAAGGTCGCAGGACAAAAGATCAAAGAAGGCCACACTGAGATTGAATGGATCACACCTTCAGGATTCCATGTGATTCAAGAGTATCGAAGAAAGGAACAGGAACGGATCAACACTAAGCTTCTTGGTCAACGAGTTCGGACTCACCTTCTCAAACCTTGGGAACAGAGGACGATCGACATGAGCAAAGCTAAGACCGCTGCTAGTCCTAATCTCATTCACAGTCTAGATGCTGCTCTTCTTCACCTCGCCTTTGTCGATTGGGAGAAGCCCTTTACTGTCATCCATGATTGTGTCCTTGGTCGATCCTGTGACATGGATCAGATGGCTAAGGAGATTCGTGACAGGTTCGTCGAGATCTATTCACAGCCAGTGCTCCAGCAATGGGCAGAACAGCTTGGAGTGGACTTCGATGAGTCTGTCATGATTAATACCCTGGACATCAATGACGTTCAGGATTCCGCATACTTCTTTTGCTAATGTCTGAACCGCTTCCACCCCAGGCCTACATTGATGAGGTAATTGAACGTACTGACTTCAAACGGTCAGTTGTCGAGTTCCTCTGGGATGAGCACCAAGAGTACGAAGGCGACAGTGACTTCTTTGAGTATGTCGCTGAGATGCTGGGCAATGCGTCCTTCATCATCGCCGCTGCCAAGGGCTTCAGCATCAATGGATGTCTGGCTGCCTATGAGCATGGCTGCAATACTGTTCTTGGTGAGGGTATTACCCTTGATGATCTTGAATCCATCATTGATGAGATCGAGCTAGAGGGTCTTCCCAATAACGAAGACGACTCCGAAGACTGATTCACCACCACACCACCACACATATGACTGACGGACGTTTCATTATCACCACCACCCTTGAGGGCTACATCAACGCTCTTAAGCCCAGCGGTAAGTTCAACAACTGTACCATTGGCTTTAAGATTCCCGAGGATGTCCTTCCTGAGTTCGACGCCACCTACGAAAAGGCGCTTGAATGGGGCAAGAACAAGCTTGCTGGTAAGCGATTCACGGCTGAGCTTCCCAAATGGGATGACGAAGGCTTGGTGAAGGTGTCTTATGGCGGCGACTCTTCCTCGCCCATGTTTCCCTGGGTCGATACCGATGGCGTGCCCCTGGACCTGGATACCCAGGTTTGGAAAGGCACTGTTGTCAAACTGATTGTTGATCTCAAACCCTACGTCTATGCCAGCAAGATCGGCTGCTCGTTCAAAGTCCGTGGCGCCCAGGTTATTAAACTGGCTAGTTCTGGAGGGACAGATAGCGGTGGCCTGGACGAAAGTCAGGTGGCCAATCTATTTGGAAAGGTTGATGGCTTTAAGGTTGGCAGTCCCAGCTTCGAGCCTTCTGAAGATCCTGGCGATGGACCTGCTGGATACGGTGACGACGAGATTCCGTTCTGATGAAACGTTACCGGTCCCGACTCGAAGAGAGGTTGGCCCGGTGGCTTGAACTAAACGGACACAAGTTTGAGTATGAGACCCTGCGTCTCGCTTACACCATCCAGGCCACATACACGCCTGACTTTGTTCTACCGAATGGAGTCGTGTTGGAAGCCAAGGGTTACTTCAAACCAGAAGATCGAAGGAAGATGCTTGCCGTCAAACAGCAGTATCCTGATCTCGACATTCGACTTGTCTTCCAACAACCCTATAACACGCTCACAAAGACCAGCAAGACCACCTACGCTAAGTGGGCGGAGAAGCATGGGTTTTTGTGGGCAGCCGCCCATGACATTCCACCAGAATGGTTCGAGTAGACGAATCTGAGTTCGTTGCTCATGGTCCGTGTCCTAGCTGCGGGTCAAGCGATGCCAACTCCATCTATTCCGATGGACACGAGCATTGCTTTTCCTGCGGCAGGCACACCACGGCTTCGGATCAGCCCCACATTCACAAGCCGCAATCGCACCGCATGGACTTCACTGGTGACATTGTTCCGCTTCGAGCACGTAACCTTCACGAGGAAACGTGTAAAAAGTTCAATGTCCGTTACGACCATGAATCACAGACCCTCCGCTTTCCGTACTATTCGCAGGCTGGTCAGCTCGTTGCTTACAAAAGCAGGGACACTGACAAGGACTTTCGATGGACAGGAAAGAATGAAGACCATACCCTCTTTGGTCAACAGCTTTGGGGTCAGGGTAAGTCCCTTGTAATTACAGAAGGCGAACTCGACTGCCTCAGCGTCTATCAGGTCCGTCAGAACTGGCCTGTATGTTCGCTGCCCAATGGTGCCCAGGGGGCCAAGAAAGCCCTCCAGCATCAGCTCAAATGGGTGATGGGCTTCGATGAGATCATTCTGCTCTTTGACAATGACGATGCCGGTCAGCAGGCAGCACAAGACTGTGCTAGTCTCTTCCCGCACGACAAACTCTTCATTGCGTCTACGTCCCCGTACAAGGATGCCAACGAAGCCCTCATTGCCAAAGACTATGACTCTATCCGACAAGCCCTCTGGAACAAGAAGCAGTACGCGCCAAAGACCGTTATCGATGGTCGTGAACTTTTCGATCTGGCCACTCGTCCCCTTCATGGTAGAGACGCTGACTGGCCTTTCTCTGCTCTCGACACCATCACCGGAGGACTTCGCAGAGGCGAACTTGTCACCGTTACCGCCGGTTCCGGAGTTGGCAAATCCACATTTTGTGGAGAAGTAGCTCAGAAGCTGGTTGACCAATCCCAAAGTGTGGGCTACATTGCGCTTGAAGAGAGTCTTCAACGGACTGCTCTTCGCCTGATGTCGGTCAAGGCCAATCGGCCTCTTCATTTAAACAACGAACTTCCTGTTGATGATCTCAAGACTGCGTTCGATGCCTCGCTGGGCACTGGCAGGGTATACCTGCGAGATGGTTTTGGTTCTGTGGACCCTGATGCAATTCTTTCCGATTGCCGCTTTATGGCACTCGCCAAGGAAGTCGGTTGGATCATCTTGGACCACTTGTCCATCCTCATGTCTGGTAATGACAGCCACGACGAACGTAAGCTGATCGACATCACCATGACTAAGCTGCGGTCATTTGTGGAGGAGACTGGTATAGGTATGATCCTTATCAGCCACCTCAAACGACCCAGCAATGACAAAGGACACGAAGACGGCGCACAGGTCAGCCTTGGTCATCTTCGAGGCAGCCACAGCATCGTTCAACTGTCAGATATGGTGATTGCTCTAGAGCGTAACCTCTCTGCTGGGCAGAACACTGCCAACATTCGTGTCCTCAAGAATCGCTTCAATGGTAAGACGGGTCCAGCAGGATCCATCGTGTTCAATGCCGAAACAGGTCGCATGACAGAAGATCTTACAGAAGCATTCAAATCCACCACCACGACCGCTGACGATGACGACCTCCCCTTCTGATCATGATCCGACCGAACAATGCGTTGTTTGTGGCAGTACAGAGTTCTTTCTGAGTTTGGAGCATCCACCTGGCTACTTCTGCGAAGAGTGCGGTGCGCCAGATGCTGCTACCCAGGAACGCCTTGATGTTGAAGAGCCGGGGCTATGGTCATGAGGCTGCTATTCGACATTGAGACGAATGGTTTGCCTCGCCAAGGCCTGAACTGTATCCATTGTATTGTTGTTAAGGACCTCGATGCTAATCAAGTTTATCGTTTTAATGATACTGGATCTGCTCATTCAGTAACCAATGGTGTGACGTTGTTACAAGAGGCTGATGTTCTCATTGGACACAACATTATTGGATTTGATATTCCGGTTATCACCGACCTCTACCCATTCTTTGAACCCAAGGCCACCATTTACGACACGTTGATTCTGAGCAGGATGTTCTACCCGGACATGCTTCAAAGAGACTTTCGTAAGAAACCGATCGGAATGCCAAGCAAGCTGTTCGGTAGGCATTCTTTGGAATCTTGGGGTTATCGACTTGGCGATTACAAAGGTGAGTTTTCCAAGAACACAGACTGGGCTAACTGGTCTCAGGAAATGGAAGACTATTGTGAGCAAGATGTCCACGTCGTTGGTACGTTGTTCGAACTGTTTGAAAAGAAGCAGTTCCAGAACTACAGCGATGCGGTCAAGCTTGAGCACGATTTGGCTACCATTATGGCCAAGCAAGAATGGTCTGGATGGCCGTTTGATGTAAAAAAAGCGCAGCAACTAGAATCCGTTCTCAGAACAGAAATGGATCAGTTGGCTGATAAGATGCGTGCCACCTTCCCGTATGTGGATGGTGGGCAGATGACCCCCAAGCGTCCCAACGCAACACGGGGGTACATCAAGGATGCGCCATTCACCAAACTCAAGGAGTTCAATCCCACAAGCCGCGACCACATTGGCTGGGCCTTCATGACCTGGCGTAATTGGAAACCGGAGCTATTCACCGACACCGGACGCCCTAAAATCGATGAAGGAATCTTGCAAGGAATCGGCACAATGGAGGCCGATACGTTTGGACGGATTTTGGAACTACAAAAAGCTCTTGGTCAACTCAGTGACGGAGCCAATGCGTGGCTTAAGATGGTTACCAAAGCTGGTCGTATTCATCATACGTGCCAACTTGCCACGAACACAGGCCGTAACGCCCACAGCCGTCCTAACCTGGGTCAGACTTCCTCTGATCCTCGTTGCCGCGCTTTGTTTGGCCCTGGCGAAGGTATGCGTCAGGTTGGTGCTGATGCTTCTGGACTTGAGCTGCGTATGCTTGGCCACTATCTTGCTTATTATGATGGGGGCTCCTTCGCAGATGTTGTTGTCAACGGAGACATTCATCAACAGAATGCTGACCGTGTTGGCTGTTCCAGAAAAGATGTCAAGACATTGACCTATGCGTTTATCTACGGCGCATCTGATCGGAAGATCGGAGTATCTCTGGATAAGTCCCTCGACGACAAGAAGGCTGTTGCTCTTGGCAAAGATATCCGCAAGAAGTTTCTTGAAGCCATTCCTGGTCTTGATCAACTTCTCAAGGCAGTCAACAAACGAGCAGAGTCTGATGTCATCAAGGCACTAGACGGCAGACCAATTCGTCTTCAAGGCAAGAAACACGCTGCCCTCAACTATCTCCTTCAATCCGCAGGGGCTATTGTTTGTAAGCGATGGAACGTCATTGCTTACGACTCCTTTCAAAAACTTGGATACAAGTGGGACATTGATTACCAATGGCTTGGCTGGATCCATGACGAAATACAGCTCGCTGTCCAACCGCACCTTGTCAATGACGCCAAATTCCAACTCGAATGGGCAATCGTCCAAGCAGGAGAGTACTACAACCTCAAGGTCCCCCTCGCCTCAGAAGCGAAGGAGGGAAGCTCCTGGGCTGAATGCCACTGATACCCACCTTCGTATTGATGCTGACTTCTTTGCCTATCGGGCATGTCAGGTCAATGAGGTGGAACTGGAGTGGGGTGACGACCTGATCACCATTGCTTCCAACTTTAAGGAAGTGATTCGAGCCTTTTCCAGTGAGATTAATTCTCTCAAGAAACGGTTTGATACTGAGTACGTCACCCTGTACTTCTCAGACAGCAAGAATTTCCGTAAGGTTGTTGACCCTGACTACAAGGGCAAACGCACCAAGCGAAAGCCAGTGGGCTACAAACGCCTGCTGGACTGGTGTAAAACTGAATACACAACCGTTCGCTATGCCAATGTGGAAGCGGACGACGCCCTGGGAATGGAATGTCACCTGGACCCTAGTAACTTTGTGCTAGTAAGTCCAGACAAGGACATGAAGCAAATCTCCTGCCGCCTCTTTAATGGTGAGGAGGAGTTCAACGTAACCCCAGAGGAGGCCGATTACTGGTTCTGGACACAATGCTTGACAGGTGACCCAGTGGACGGCTATAAAGGAGTTCCAGGCATCGGCGCAGTCGGAGCCCGAAAGATCCTTGACAAGGCAGAGAATCCGTGGGAAGCTATCGTGGCAGCCTACGAAAAAGCTGACTTGACCGAGGAAGACGCCATCCGCAACGCTCGTCTGGCACGAATCCTTCGTCCCGGAGAGTACAACTCAACTACCAAAGAACCAATCCTATGGACACCCAGCCAGTCCTTATCGGCTTCTACATAGGCATCACTGCTACAATCCTCTACGTTCTGGATCGAAACCTTTTCCATTATGTGGACCTACAGGTACAAAATCTCCGAGTTACCATCGCACTACAAATCCATCAAAGACTTCTTGGAGTCCGATTGTGGCTTGACCGAAAGTCCTTCACCCATAAAGGACCCGTGGGAAAATTCTGGGGATGGTACACACTCTGGAAAATCAGACACAACCCCGTCTACAAAGAGCTCTTCGAAAACCGTGACCAAGTATGATCCTACCCACTACAAGCGTGGTCGTATCGAGGTTTGGGATTTTATTGTGGATCAGCAGCTGGACTATCTGGCTGGCAATTGTGTTAAGTACATTTGTCGTGCTGGCCATAAAAATCACGAATCAGAATTAGACGACTGGCTTAAGGTGAAGGCCTACGTTGACCGCAAGATCCAACAGCTTTCTCAATGATGTCACCAACGCTGCTCCAACAAGCCATCACCTTCCGCGAGGCGATGGAACAACCCATCGGCACCACCGACGAAAACGTACACGAGCTTCAGTTCTGTTTAATTGAAGAAGAGTTTTCAGAATTACGAGAGGAATATGAAATTGAACTTGAGGAAGGTACAAAAGAGAACCAACTCAAGGAACTAGCAGACCTCGTGTTCGTGTGTTATCAATATGCCGCAGCTCGTGGCTGGGACCTGGACACGGCAATGCGTCGTATCTTTGAATCCAACATGAGCAAACTGGTGGACGGGAAACCTCTCCGTCGAGCCGATGGTAAAGTACTTAAAGGACCCAACTATCAACCACCAATTCTTGACGACTTAGTATGACTGCCTTTGCTGACCTCGGGGACACCCCCAACATGATCGCCCGGACCGGTCGAGTACAGAACTGGATCGACAACCCGGAGTCCCGCCTGCCCGTCAGCTGTACCGTGTTTGTCGTGGAAGACAGCATGGAAGGCCCCGAAGGCATTGAGGCTTCGTGGAGGTTTGTCAGCCATGCCCTCCGTAATGGAGCTGGTGTTGCTGTCCACCTCTCGAAGCTGCGTGCCAAGGGCCACGAAAATGGCAAGGGGCTTACCGCTTCCGGCCCAGTCTCATTCGCCCGTATTTATTCTGCTCTCAATGAAACACTCAGACGAGGTGGAGTCTATAAAAACGGGGCTGTGGTGTGCCATCTTGATTATACTCATCCCGACATTCTTGAGTTCATTACAGCTTCTCGCGCAGATCTTGCGTGGGTAAAGCGATGTGTCAATGTCGATGGGGACTTTCTTGATAAGGCATCACCAGAACTCATTGATGCGCTGCTCATTGGCATCAAGAAGGGGGACATCTGGCTGAACAAAATCCGCCACGATGTCAAGGGAAATCGTATTTATGGAAATGTCTGCCTCGAAGTTTATCTACCTAGTCGTGGCACTTGTCTTCTTCAGCACATCAATCTTGGTGCTTGCTCACTCAGCGATCTGACCCCAGCCTTCAGTGAAGGTATGTCCAGTCTAGTTGCTCTTCATGCAAAGACAGGTGTTGGTGACACTGGTGAGTATCTGCCTCCGGAAACGGATCGTCAGGTGGGTCTTGGTATCCTTGGCCTGGCTAACTTCTTGGCTCAAAACAAAGTCACTTACAAAGAGTTTGGCCTAGCCCTCGATGCTTACTTCAACCACCAACCAGACTACTCACCCGCCTACATACTTGTATCGGAGCTTGCGAAATCCATCGAAATCGCAGCCCAGATTGCAAGGGTTAACAAAATGGATAGGGCGTTTGCTATTGCCCCTACCGCTTCTTGTAGTTACAATAATGTTGACCTCCGGGGCTACACTACCGCTCCAGAGCTGGCTCCTCCTATCAGTCGCCACGTCGATCGTGATTCTGGAACATTTGGCGTTGACTCGTATGAGTACCCGCCGGACATCGAGATCGCGGCTGAGGTAGGCTGGGAAGATTACAAACGTGTGGCCGATGGCATTGTCCGTCTGTTCCAACACACCCTGCTTTTCCACGGCTACTCCTTCAATAGTTGGAGTGATGTGGTTGTTTATAACCGTGAGTTCTTGAGGCAGTGGCTTTATTCGCCTCAGACGAGTCTTTACTACTCGCTCCAAGTTATGCCTGACACCCAGGCCAAAGACGATGCACTAGCAGCTCTGGATGAAGACTATCGTGATCTCTTCAACTTTGAGGAGGACACAGATCCTGACTGCGGCTGTCCACTACCGAAACCAGATACCAATGAACCTTGTATTCCTTGCGGAGAATGAACGCCACCCTGTCCCCCTACGATCAAGTCATCAGCCGCAAACGCAAGTGGACCCCTGTAGCCGTACAGAAAGGAAAGCTTGCTGATGGAGCAGAAGAGTCCATCTACCGTGCCCTCGGTCTACGTCACCTCGAACTTCCAGTCCGTGAGTTCCTTCAGCAAGGCCTCGATAAGGAGCTTCCTAATACTCCTGGTGTACGCGACGCTCTGCTGTCTAATCAACTGGACGAGGAACGCCACGACCAGGCTCTCAACTACGTTGTTGATGCTCACGGTTCCGATGCTAAAGCTGAAGCTGAAGCCAAGCACATTCTCAAAGCCTGGCTATCTGCTCCAGAGCATCCAATCCTTAAGGCCGCAATCCTCGAACGCAGTGTCTTCTTCGTCATCCTTCCCTTCTTCCGTTTCAACGGAGACATCGGCATCAGAACCACAGCAGCCGACATCAGTCGAGACGAACAAACCCACGTCGCCATCCACTCGATGGTCTGCTCCGAGCTTGGCCTCAAGTCCACACCGAGCCTCAATCGACTACGCAGAGCGACTGTGGGATGGGTAGTAGATGGGCTAGGATCCTCCAGCAATAAGTATCTGGACAAAGACTTCTGGCTCAATCAATCCGACTCCCTCTATGAACGAGGGAAAGCCCCTGGCTTGAAGGATACCCAACGAGCTAGGATGCCCGCCTTCTTTGAGGCGGCAAACACCGATCTTCCACAGTATGGCTAGTCCATTCCTAGATGACGAGGAAATCCCCCTGACCCGTGTGGTTGGGGGGAATGTTTCTTTGTCTAAACTAATTGAAGAACTTGAGGAAATGTATCCGGACATTTATCCGGATTATACTATTTCCGAACGGCAAATGGCCTTCCATGCGGGGGCTATTGCTGTAATCCGTTATCTCAAAGGAAAGATTTAATCATGTGCCTCGCGCCTCAAATGCCAGCCCCTCCGGCTGCCCCGCCCCCGCCTCCCGGTCCTCCGATTCCTGTGGTTCCCTCCGAACCTACTACGGTTCGAACTGCTGTGTCTACACGTCAACAGGCCAAACGTGCCCGTAAAGGCCCTTCGAGTTTGATGATTCCTCTTAGCACTGGTGGTGCCAGTACTCCTACTCCCAACCTTTCTATTGGTAAGTAATTGTGGAAAATCAATCTGCCGCGAGTCGGTACGCAAGGTTGGCAAGCGACAGAACGATCTTTCTCGACACTGCCAGGGACTGTGCAGCCCTTAGTATTCCCTACCTCCTTACCCCTACTGGAGTAGTGAATGGTCAGAAACTGCCCACCCCTTGGCAATCAATGGGTGCCAAAGGCGTAAACGTCATGGCCTCGAAGCTTATGTTGAGTCTATTCCCTGTGAATACGACTTTCTTTAAGCTTCAGATTAATGATGGTAAGCTCAGCTTGGATCCAGATCTAAGTGCTGCCGTAAAATCGGAGATTGACCTTTCTCTATCCAAGATGGAGAGAGTTGTCATGCAAAACATTGCCGAATCACAGGATCGAGTTATCCTACATCAGGCAATGAAGCACTTGATCGTAACGGGCAATGCCCTGATTTACATGGGTTCAAGTGGTGTTAAACTTTATCCTCTTGACCGATATGTGGTCGTCCGTGATGGAGAGGGTAATCCCACCGAGATCGTTACTGTTGAATCGATTAATCGTCAATTCCTTCCAGAACAATTCCGCAAAGTTCCTGAAAAGAACATCAATAGTGCCGGAGATGATGGTGCTTATCCTAGTACGGATGTGATGGTTGGTGAAGACGAAGTTGCTGTTTATACTTGGGCAAAACTTAAGGATGGGCAGTGGAGATGGAGGCAAGAGGTTGATGGAGAGATTGTACCGGATTCGTTCGGTAAGGCTCCAAAGACTAATACTCCATGGCTTCCACTCCGCTTCAATGTTGTTGATGGTGAAGACTATGGCCGTGGACGCATTGAAGAATATCTTGGAGATCTTAAGTCACTTGAAGGACTTATGCAAGCAATGGTGGAAGGTTCCGCTGCTGCTGCTAAGGTGGTCTTTTTGGTATCTCCTTCTGCTACCGTTAAGCCTTCTACTCTGGCAAAGGCCGGAAATGGGGCAATCATTCAAGGACGTGCTGAAGATGTTACTGCTGTTCAGGTTCAAAAGCAGGCAGACTTCGCCAGCGCCTACCAAATGGTTACATCGCTCACTCAAAGACTTTCAGAAGCCTTCCTAGTACTGACTGTCCGTCAAAGCGAAAGGACTACTGCTGAAGAAATTCGCGCTACTCAGCAGGAATTGAATGAGCAACTTGGCGGAATTTATGGTAATCTGACAACCGAACTGGTTCGTCCTTATCTTCAAAGGAAACTCTTCATACTTCAACGTGCGAAGGAACTTCCCAACCTGCCTAAGGGTATTGTCTTCCCAACAATCATTGCTGGTCTGGAAGGCATTGGCCGTGGTCAAGACAGGGAATCACTCATGATGTTCCTTCAAACCATTTCACAGGCGTTGGGGCCTGAAGCTATGATCAAGTATATTAATCCAGAAGAGGCCGTTAAACGATTGGCGGCAGCTCAAGGTATTGATACCCTTAAACTGATTAAGACCGCTGATCAACGAGATAAGGAAATGAAGCAGATGCAAATGCAAGGCATGGCCCAGAATCTTATCGGACAGGCAGGGCAACTTTCCAAAGCTCCTATGGCTGATCCAGAAAAGAATCCTGGCATTACTGACGCTGTTCAGAACATGGTCAATGCAACCGCACAGGCTACCACACCTCCT